CAGGAGCATCGGATGTAGACACATTGACAGGTGATACAGGAGGGGCTATTTCGCCTGCGGCGGGAAATATTAACATTTTAGGCGGCGATGGACTTACTGTCGCTGGAGCCGGTTCTACATTGACCATTAATCGAGATGCAGAAGGGGGCTATCCAATTACCCCTTATGTTGTAGGAACTTCAGGAGAAGCAGGATATACAACGATTCAATCAGCCATTGACGCTGCGACAGCAGCAGGGGGAACAAATGTTATTTGGGTGCAGCCCGGAACGTATACCGAAGATTTAAATATTACTTCTTCCATCGCTTTTTTTAGTTTAGATGGAGTGGCCACAATCGATGGTATTCATACACCTCCGTCTTCAGGAACAATTTGGTTTGATGGGTTTGTTCTTCAAAGTGCCACTCATATTCTCAATTCGGCTGCAGCCGGAAGTACGACGATGAATATCAACAACTGTTTTATTATCATCACTAATGGTTATATTTTTAACCTTCCTAATTGGACAGGTGAAATTCTAATGGATAACTGTGGCGAAGCTAGCACCAATGATGGAGTTATTAACAACATTTCTGGTTCCTCCGACATTAAACTTATTAATGTTGAGATGGGAGCTGGCACGGGAAATACCATGCAACTCAACGGGGGAGGAGGATTTCTTCGTTTTGATACTTGTAATGTGAATTGTCCCGTAAATATGGCGGGATCAGGGCAAGTCATCCTCCAAAATGGAGTAAGATTTGGAGAAAATGTAACTATTGGAGGGTCTTTAACTGGATATGCTATTCAAACCGCCTTCCGAACAGGCGCAAGTCAAGCTTTGACTTTTAACTCGAGTGGTAACTTTTCGATTTCCAGCGGGGAAATTCAATCGACAAATGATCCCGCCATTGGAGGGACCGGAGCAGGAGCCTTGAGATTAAGTGGAGTAAGTTTTGATGCCAATGCTGCGGTAGCCGGTACGGTTACATTAGCTGGAGGAACTACTGCCACCGGAGCTGTCGCTTTAACGGGGGGAGCAGTTACAGACTTTATAGGCCAAGCAACTTTGGTAGCAGGTACCGTGACAGTAGCAAATACAAATATCGCCGCTACAGATAAGATTTTTGTAACACGAGAGGGCGTAGCAACATCGACAGCCCTTGGAGTATTAGATGTCAGTATTACTGCTTCTACTAGCTTTACCATTACGGCCCTCCAACCAGGAACTCCCGGATCTACGGAAACCAATGACGTTTCAATTGTAAACTATTTTATTGTACGGCAATTATAAGGAAAAAACATGGTTCTTCCAAATTCGACTGCATGGAGTGAATGGGATTTTCCGCTCCGTGTGGGTGCAAATCGAGTTAGTGGAATAATTCCCGAGAATAAAAATGGATTAAATACTTCCATTGATGTTGTGACTGAGGACATTTGGTTTGAAGGAGGAGTTCTTTCCTTTTTAACCAATGCTGAGACGATGCTTATTGCTTCTACAAGTGCTGATGATGATGGTAATCCTGCAGGTACGGGCGCTCACACGATTCAAATATGGGGCCTTGATGAAAATTATAATCCTCAAACAGAAATTGTAGTGCTAAATGGAACATCTAATGTTTCCACCTTAAATTCATATCTAAGACTCAATCGATTACGAGTTTTAGACGTCGGAAGTTCTCGCACAAATGCGGGAGATATTTCGGCCACTGCTTCTGTAAGTGGAACTGTCCAAGGAACTATTGGAACAGGTGTAGGAAGCACTCTAAAAAGTCAATTTACTGTTCCTAGAGGGTATACGGCTTACATTAAAAACCTTACAGTGGGAACGGCCAATAATGATCAGGTACAGTTAGACTTACAAACTCGTACGGAAACCGGGGCATGGATTATCCGTTATCGGCTTAATATTATTGATCGTTCTTTTTATCAAAACTATGAAATTCCTTTGTCAGTAGAAGAAAAATCTGATATTCGTGTCCAAGGAGTGAAAATTGCAGGAGCAGGAACGGTGAGTGTATCCTCTAATTATGAAATGTATCTCATTGAAAATGATTTAGTTTCTAATCCTCCTCGCACTATATAGGAGAATAAATGGCATTTGGAACCCGTGTAGCTTTAGATCCAGTAAGAGAAATAGCGTTTGGAGATGTAGGAGCGACTTATTCTCCTGTTGGAACTCCGCTAGGAGATCATGCTCGCCTAATCCGATTTGTATCTACGTTGGATGCAGAAGTATATCTTTCTTTGGATGGGTCAACCGATCAAATTAGATTAGCAGCTAATTCTTTTTTTCTTCTTGATCTATCTGCTAATAAAGTAAGGGATGATGGACTCTTTCTTGGAGTGGGAACTCAAATTTACATTCAACGTGTTTCGGGCGCTCCCACTTCCGGAAATGCCTGGATAGAGGTAATGTATGCAGAAGGAGGAAAATAATGTCTCAATCCGGAGCAACTACCACTTCTTCTTCTCCTGGATCCAATGAATTTCCAATTACACCTTATGTGGTGGGAGCCGTTGGAGAAGCTGTCTATCAAACTATTCAAGATGGTTTAGATGCAGCTAATGCAGCTGGAGGCGGAATAGTAGGAGTCCAGCCGGGCACCTATATCGAAGATCTTACTCTTTATGACAACACTCAAGTGGTAGGGTTTTGCTCCCCTGGTACTGTAAACGCTGGCTCAGGAGGAAATGAACCGGTAGTCATTACCGGAACTCATACGCCTCCAACGACTGGTTTTTTTGCCTTTAAAAATGTATCTTTTACCAGTTCGGGAAGTGTAATTTCTACTTCATCGCCAGGAATCGCTACTATTCAGGTAGACAGTTGCGCAGTAGGGTTAATTTCTGGATATTTATTTGATTTAGATAATTGGATTGGCGAAATATCGCTTTTAAACAGTCTCAATAAGTTTGGAGGGAATAGAGGGATAAACAATAGCACCGGCGCTAATGTTTTTGTTTATAATAGTGAATGTGGGTCTTTTGGAGCTTTAAGCTCTAACCTAGGAGGAACCAATCGATTTTACTATTCTACATTTAATAATCCCATCGCCTATTTAGATGGTTCCGATTCTCAATTTTTCCACTGTTCTTTTTTAGGAGGCATAACAACGGCCGGGTCGTGTGAACTTACAGGATCGGAGAGTAAAATTCAAAATTTATCGGGAAGTGCCATCACTCATAATTCTTCAGATGCTTTTACTCTTACTAACTCCACCATCGATTCCTTTACAAATCCAAGTATTGCGGGGACAGGAGCGGGAACTTTAACATTAGAAGGAATTAACTTTCTTAGTAATAATGCTATAGCAGGAACTCTTACTCTATTTTCAGGAACCTCTTATTCCGGAACACTTAAAACTGATTATACGGATCATGGAGTGATTGTAGGACAAGGAAGTGCCACAAACATGGTAGCTACTTCTGCCGGAACCAATGGACAGCTCTTGATAGGAGCCACAGGAGCAGATCCCGCTTTTGCCTCTTTAACTTCAACGGGATCCAGTATTTCCTTTACACCGGGAGCCAATAGTTTAAATCTAGAAACCGGATCATCCGTTTCTACTTCTTTTCCTACAGATAGTGGAACCGCCACCCCAAGTAGTGGGGTCTTAACTATAGCAGGAGGGACCAATATCAACACTTCGGGGGCTGGATCTACAGCTACGGTTAACTTAGATGCTGCTATCGAACTTACAAGTGTATCCTTTGATTCAGGGACCAATACATTATCTAACTATGAAGAAGGAACGTGGACGCCCACTTTAGCATTTGGAGGAGGATCCACTGGAATAGTTTATTCGAGACAGACGGGAAACTATACTCGGGTGGGTAATGTGGTTCATATTGAGTGTCTTATTAGTCTTTCGAATAAAGGCTCTTCAACAGGAGCCGCTACTATCACTCTTCCAATTACCAACAAAGCAAGTGCTGATAGTTATATGCAATGTAATGCCTATGCTCTGGATCTTCCGGCGAGCCATTTTTCGGTTTCTATTGTTCCCCAATCTTCTTCTACTACCGCCAATATAAATTTAGCGGGAGATAATGTGGCATACATTAATGCGGATGATACCCATTTTAATAATTCATCCTTTATTCGCTTTTCGGGGTTTTATTTAGTATGACGATGAATAATAATCAACCTCAATCTCCTCTAGAATATCCCACTAATTCTCAGGTTCCGGTTCGAATTTTTCGACGCAATCGAGCGCCTTTAACGACCGACTACAGGAATTTTAAAGTCCGGGATTTTTGGAATGACATTTCTCAAAATGACTTATGGTATTTAACAGATATTTCTTCCGCTGTGGCCACATGGATTAAACTCGGCGGAGGGGCCACCGGAGATGTCCAATTTTTAACGGGCGATTCTGGAGGAAATGTAGGACCAGATGGGTCGGGAATAATAAATACGCTAGGAGGAACAGGGTGTGTAACGGCTGGAAGTCCTGGAACAAATACCATGACTTTCGATGTGGTAGGGGGAGGATTAAAATGGATAGAACTCACCGTAACTGGACCTACTTCTCTTTCTTCGAATACAGGATATGTCCTGAATAACGCTTCCACAGTCAATGTCACCCTTCCAACTACAGCTGCGTTTGGAGATGTCATTCGCATAGCGGGAAAAGGGAGTGGCGGATGGCAATTAAATCAAAATGGGGGACAAACCCTTCATTTTGGAAATGTTGACTCCACGACAGGGGTAGGGGGAAATATCGCTTCTACTCAACAATATGATTGCTTAGAACTCGTTTGCACCACCCAAGATACCGATTTCACGGTTCTTTCTTCTATAGGAGTACCCATCATTACATGACTATTCAAACTTCAGATAATAAATTTGGTCCGGCTCGGTGGATTGTAGATCCGACAGCGGGACTGGGAACCCACACCACCATTACTTCTGCCCTTAATGCTGCATCGGCGGGAGAAACCATTTTCATTCGCGAAGGCACTTATACCGAAGATTTAACATTAAAAGCTGGGGTAAATCTAGTAGCATGGCCAGGAAATGAAGCCACAGAAATAGTAAAAATCATTGGAAAATGCTCTGCTTCGTTCGAAGGGAGTGCTTCCCTTTCGAGTCTGGCACTCCAAACCAATGGAGATTTTTGCTTAGAAGTCACGGGAGCTAATGACACTGATGTTCTCCTTTTTAAATGCAATATTTTATGTACCAATAATACCGGGATAAACTTTACGAGTTCTAATGCAGATTCTTTAATTGACTGCATTGAATGTTTTGGAAATATTACTACCTTAGGGAATGCTATTTTTTCCTCTACGTCAGTGGGGACATTAGACTTTGAAGAATGCGATTTTGGAAATGATATCAACTCCACCACTTCCAATACAGCAAGCTCAGGAAATTTATTCATAAATTGGACTCAATTCATAAATCCTATAGAAACGACAGGAACTGTAAATTTTGGATGTAATTGGTCTTCCTTATTCATTCGCAGCAATACAACCGCTCTTACTTTAAGTTCTTCCGGAGGTCAACAAATAAATTTTTGTACCATTACTTCGGGAACCGCATCCGATATTGAAGTTACCACTAGTGCAGAAGTTTATAGTTGTATCTTGCGGTCCACAAACGCCAATGTTATTACTGGTGGAGGTACCTGCAATATCGGGGGGGTTGTACAGTCAATCCTTTCCACCGGAATTTTAAATCCCACAACTTTGACAGGAGTAGCCACTAATAGTGGTTCGATCAGTTTTGATGGAGGAAACAATAAGCTCGATTTTTACGAAACTGGGACGTGGACTCCAACGTTAACTTTTGGAGGAGGGTCTACAGGTATTGTATATACTTTTCAACAAGGAAGATATACGCGTATTGGAAACATTGTTCACTATCACATTTTTCTCCAAATCTCCAATAAGGGGACTTCTACAGGAAATGCCGTAGTAAGTGGGTTTCCTTTTACTGTTTTCACCGGAGAAAGCTATGCGAATCCCCTAGGAGGATGGGCGCGTCTAACCCCTCCTGCTAATTTTACCGGGATTGGAATTCGGAATTTAGGGGCGACTACTACCGCGGATATAATTACATCTTCGAATGCAGGGGGAGCATTTATTAATATGGATGATACTATGTTTGCCAACTCTTCCTTAATTACTACAGAAGGATTCTATTATGTTTAAGATGTCCAAATTGAGTGAAGGCGCTACTGTGGTTTCGGCTGTGTTTTTACTTCTTACCACAGTGGTTACTTTTTTCTTTTCCGTGAATCGTCAAATGATGAAAAGAGATCATAGACAAGCCCTCGAACAAAAAAATGATGAATACAATGATCTTTTAAAGAAAACTCAAGATGAAATGAGGGAAAGAAGAAAATCCGAGGATTTTTACTTCTGGGAACAGCGTTGACTCATAAAGAGTAAATTTCAGTTCGAACGTTATGATATTTACTGGGAGCCTGATCATTCATGGTGTATTTGGATAATATTTACCTTCTAGAGGACGGAACATCTATTTTATAGAATCCAATTCCATGGTAGGGCTTGCGATATTTATCGACATCAATGCCATCCATTTCCATTTTTTTGATATCGTAAGATGACTTAGGACGGCAACGAGTTACTCGATATCCAAAGGATAAAAAGTTTCCATCATCTCCATGATTGATGATTTCTTCTTTAAGCTCTTTACGCCTCTTCTGAGCGCATTTTTCTTTTTCATAGAGGTCTCCATACTCTTCGAACAGTTTCTTCAATTCTGGAGTTTCTATGACAATATAATCACCATTTTCAGGTTCCGGAGATATGCCAGTTTGGACTTTATGCCAAAATTCCTCTGCTTTTTCCCTCATTTTTTCAAGGCGGTCGGGCCTACACAGATTTTCTACAGTGTAACAACATTCATTTTTGTAATCCCAAATAGCAATCATCGACCTCACAGGTTTCATAAACATCATTTGCCACAGGTTTTGATCCACCCAATACTCAGGAACCTTTTGTTTAAGGCGCGCATTTTCAATAATCTCATCAGTCACAGGACATTTTATTTCTACTAAAGTTTTAGTCTTATGATCATATCCATCTAAAGATGCCCGAAAGTAATGAGTTTCTGGATCTTCCACACATAGAGGTTGAAGATCTAAATTTAAGTTTTCATTGAGCCATTCTCGAGCTCGACTTTCATTCATATTCCCATGCTGCATGGCTGCGTTGGGTGGTTCTTCTAAAGCAAATCCACATTTCTCATTCCACAAAGTCAACGGAGTTTTGAAACGAGAAGTTCCCATTAACACCGCAATGTCGGAAGCGCCGATTCCTCCACGCCTCCATTCCAACCATTCTTTGGATCCTTGGCCTTCTAAAAAATTGATAATTTTCATTAAAAACCTAAATCTTGTTCTGGGTTATCCTCCTCGGGAAGAGAGTTTTTTTGGGCACTCGGTAAAAAGTAAAGTGCCGCACATTTTAAGGTTTGATCTACTCGGAGAGTACCATCTTTGGCTTCATAAGTTTTCGGAGGAAGCATCGTCCCTGCCACGGCAACCATTCCTCCTTTTTTCAAAGACAAAGCAATAGGAAAAAGACCGTTTTCCCAGATGGCAATATTATACCACGATGTTTTTCTTTCTCCTGCAGAATAAGAGTCTACAGCCAGCGAGAAAAAAATTCCCTTGTTCCCGTTTTTAGTTACCCTTTCTTCAGGGTCTTTTCCTAATCTTCCCATTAAAATTGAATGGTTCATGCTGGTGTTGCCTCTCTAGCTCGTTTAATTTCTCTAATAGTTTCCAAGCATTTAGTGTATTTTTTTGCTGGGACATCTGAAAGTTTAGAAATACCATAAGACTTAAAAATTTGCTCTACAATTTGAGTTTCTCCTTTAAGTTCTTGCGCGAGCATATCTAGTTGAGGTTTAGATATTTTATCATTAGACATTCCTTTTTCCCTCGTAATATGCATGGCGTTTTCACCATCATCGTCTTCATCTCCGGCCACCACTCCGACCATACTTGAGTAAGAGTAGCGACGTAAATAGGTAAGATAAGATCCCAAGGTTTGAATATCTTGCTTTGGAGGGTTGATAGGCATATAGCTCTCCATCCACTGACCAGACAAATGCCCGAGCCGCGTGTAAAGATATGACGTGCCGTTCGTTCCTGGGATGGTGCGTTGAATCACACACAGTCCATTTTTTGCTAAAAAAGGACGGGAGGCATCAACGACAGATCTCAAATCTGCATATTTGCTTTTGAAATAGGGATTGGTGCTATCTGTTTTGGCTACTTCCATTTCCATCTGGGCTTTTGCCAACGCTTCAAACAGCTTGTTTAGCTCTTCCGACTCCATAGGACGGAGAGTAGTGTTATTTCCTTCATAGGTATTAGAAGGAACGTAGGATTCTTCTGGAATGCTCATTAAATACTCCTCGAGGTTAATAATTTTCGAGGTCACGTGTGCTCCTAAGCTACGGACCTCAGTTTTTCATCAAAGATACTCCTAGATCGAAAAATGGATTTTCTTTCTTTTGTAGCTTCAGCTTCTTTTCTTGGCAAAACTTTAGATCCAAAGCCGCAGCTACCTCTTCTAAAGAACTGTCTAACTCTTGCATGCTGCGTGTTCCATCATACGCTGCTTCCAATACAAGCTTCATATGTTCTTTAGCGTGAGCTAAATCTTCATGCGAAATGGGCAAATCATCTTCTGAGGCCCAGTGGTTTATGTACATGCTCATTAATACTCTCCACATCTGGGGTTTACATAAAAGTTATCCAAATGGTAATGTTTGTGTAAGATTTAGTCAACAAAAAAGGCAGGCTGATGGAAATAAAAAAAATAAAAGAATTTATTAAAGATTCTCGTCTCACGCGAGAAGAAGTGGCCGACTATGTAAATTACTCTCGCATGACGGTAAATAAAATTCTCACTCGCAAGGGTGAGTTAGAGGGTCGAATGCATTTAGCTTTTTCATTAGGGATTAAAAAACTCATAGAAGCAAAGATTGAGTTTTATCAAAAGGCCTTAAGCGAGTGGGAAAAAATATCCTCTCGTTAACTCATCAAGACTTCTTGGGTAACTTTTTTTCTTATCTCTCTAAAAATTTCGGGATCTGAAAAAGAGATAGAAGGGACACGGGTTTTATCGGGTGTGTCTTGGTGATACATGTGGTTAGGCATGCTGACGAAAACCTTCTTTTTTTTGTTAATACAGTAAAAAATATTTTTTATTTCTACTTGCAAAAATCCAAAATCGATGATTGCGTGGACTGTTCCCATCTCTTTGTTTTTTAATGGATTGGCAACATTTTCAGAGGGATAGATCTCTTCGATAGATATTGAAAATTTCATAATTTTTCATATTTTTAAGTTGAAAAAAAAGACCCCAACCATAGAAATTGGGGCTTATGACTTCGATTCTTGGAATCTTACCATAACTCCCAGAATCGCACAAGCAAGAAGTAATTATTGGGGTCCCCAAATGGAAAAAAGAAGAAGTTTAAAGAAAAAAAAGGCCCGGTCAATGGGGTTGAACCGGGCATAAAACAAACAAAAACCATGACCAATATAGACACTCAAGACAAATTAAAGCAACCACAAACCAACTTTTTTTCTTTTTCTGAAGAAATGGAGATAAAACTTCATCAAATGACTCATTCTCATGGAATGAAATCTTTGATGATTCCTCGGGATAATGCGGAATTTTCTTCTGTTTTCCTTCATCTTTCCTCGAAAGCTCAATATCTTTTCCGTCTTATTGAAAATTGGAAATATCTTGAATGCTATCCGTCGCAAACATTGCTGGCAAAAATGATTGGAACAACCCGAGAGTGGGTAAACAAATTGTTAAAGATTTTGAGTAATCTTAAAATCATTGTGAAACAGTATAGACATCGTCAAACATGCACATATTTTATCCCAAAAAAGTTCAAGGGTTTAAGTTGGGAAAGAATCAAATTTCTTATCCTAAATCCACGAGAGTTCACACCCCAGTTCACACCAAGTATTATAACTTCTAAATATTCTTCTATCTTAAGTAAAAAACCGGGGATGGAAAAGCGTGCAAAATCAAGAAAAAAAACTTGGAACAAAGCTCAAGCGCCTCCGTGGCTTTGCAACTTCCCAGTTTTTGAAGAAAAAAACCCTTTTCTTGCATCACTTTTCAGACAAGATCCGAGAAGGTGGTGGAATATGGCTGCATTTCCAGAAAATAATTTCCAAAGAGTGGTCGATGAGATGAGAATTTTAATAGAAACTAAAAAAAATCTAGATCGTCCTTGGAATTGGTTTATGGCCCGTCTTCTTAAACTTACTCCTAAAAGCCAACAGAATTGGTCTTTAGCTGGGAAATTAAAGAAGAACAAGCAGTTGGTATAAGTTACTGCTAGTCAATATAACCCCTCCAGGGTTATATACACCAGAGTATGAAGATTGACTATGGAAACACATGAGTTATCTTACACAAACATGGGAAAAAAGAAGCGTTTTACATGGAGAAATGGTATATTCGTTGCTCCTTCATGACGAGTTTGCTGTGATTTACGATGATTCATTTTATGGATTCGATGGAATTGTGACAGCCTTTAGCGATGAAGTCTTAGATTTCATGGGAGTTGTGGAGGGAGATTGGAGACGAGAGTTTGATGAACTCTTCGAATCGGGATATGATGAATCTTTTCTCTTATTTCGCAAGCTCTATAAAGAATATGGCGTAGGAATGATGATTAGCTCATGAGATTATCGAGGCAAGTAGTGATTTGGATCAACACCGAAAAAGATAACCCTAAACCTTCTCAAGAGAGATATTATCTCATTTCAGATGGAGATAACGTTTCTATTGGAAAATATATGCCTATCCCCGGCAATAAATGGGAAGAAGTAGTCGATGCATCTGAAGATATTTGCGGATGGAAGAAAAAGCTGGGAGAGATCAAATATTGGGCTTCGTTGCCCTTAAGCCCAGAGGAAGAAGAATGAAATGTTGTTGGTGTGAATGGGAATGTCTTCCTAAACAAGGAGTAAAAGAGTTCTTAACTCCACATGGAGAGACTACCATAGCTACTGAATATTTGGAATGTATCAACTGCAAAGAATATTTTTGCACAACTTCTCAGATGGAAAGTATTAGAGAAACAATGAAAGAAGAGATTTCATCATGCTAACTTTTGAAATTCCTGGAGAACCGATTCCTCTGAAAAGACATCGAACATGCAAGGGTAAAACCTATGACCCATCTAAAGAAGCGAAAAGAAACTTCGCATGGCTTGTTAAAAAGCGCGCTGTAGGGCTTTTTCCTCACGCTGAAGCGATTAAAGTAGAAGTTGAGTATCATATGCCTATTCCAAAAAGTTATTCGAAGACAAAGCGTTTAAACAGCATTGGTAAGCCTCATATGAAAAAACCCGATCTGACTAATCTCGCTAAATTTACTGAAGATGCTCTAAATCACATCCTATGGAAAGATGACGCCATTATTGCTGACTTGCATGTGAAGAAGGTCTATGCGGAAGATCCTAAAACGCTGATTAAGTTGGAGAAAATTAAGTGAAAATACTCACCGTTTATTACCCTCATGGATTCAAGAAATTTGAGAACTTTTACGTAGACTACACTTTTGAAAAAACCTCTGAAGGTTCTTTGGTCGTGTATGAAAAAGATGCGATTACTGGAGAAGAACGCCTTCATGCTGGTTTTTCAAATTGGGATTATTTCTTAATAGAAGAAGAATAGTTACTCTTGAAAATATTCCCAATATTTCTTACTTAGATGTTTAAAAACTTTATCTAATTACATGGAAAAAATTCAGATATCTCCCGAATACATTGAAACGGTCTGTTCTTGGCTTGAAGAATGGGAAAAAGATGAGAAAGCCATGGTTATCCCTCAGTTCCTCGCTAAGCATGGGATTTCTTGGAAATACCTTAAGGCCATGATAGAGGCAGCTCCTCTTCTTCAAAACACCTTTGAGGTTGTGATTGCTAAACTTCATGCTAAGTGGATGGAGCTTGCTTTTAAAAAAGATGATCTTTCTCGCCATCTTACATCCATTCTTATGAGATATCTTAAAGTTTATGATGATCATGCTTTTGAAATAGAGACAAAAGCTAAACGAGAAATTGCAGAAGCAAACGCTGGAGTACCCCTTAAGGTTTATGAGTCAGAAGACTTTAAAAAGCTCAAGCTTTCAGGACGTTTTGAAGAAATATACGAGAGCAATGCTAACCGACGAAGAAGTTCAAGCAAAACTAAATGAATATAAGCCTCGCGTCTATCAAGCTCCCCTCTTAAAGGCTCTTGATTCGGGATACAAACGCGTATTAGCTATTCTTCCCAGACGAGCCGGTAAGGACATTACGGCTCTTAACTACATCATACGAAAAATGTGGGAAGTTCCAGGTGTCTACTATTATATCTTTCCCACCTATTCGCAAGCCAAAAAAGTTATCTGGGATTCGCTTACTAACGATGGGAAGAGAATTTTGGACTATTTCCCCAAAGATCTCGTTGTGCAAATGAATTCTCAGGAAATGAAGATCCGGATGAAAAACAAAAATGGAGGTACCTCTCTATTTCAACTTATTGGTTCGGATAATTATGATTCTCTTATGGGAACCAACCCTCGAGGATGCGTTTTTTCAGAATATGCGTTGCAAGATCCTATGGCATATCAGTATATTCGCCCGATTCTGACGGCCAATGGGGGTTGGGCCCTTTTCATTTCTACTCCCCGAGGGAAAAATCATCTCTGGAGTATTTATCAATTAGCTAAAGAATCTCCCGAGTGGTTTTGCTATAAACTGACCGTGGAGGATACAAATCATATCCCCTTAGAGGAAATTGAGCGAGAGAAAAGAGCAGGTGAAATGTCTGAAGACATGATCATGCAAGAATATTACACCTCGTTCGATATGGGAGTTGAAGGAGCATACTATGCTAAGTATATGGATCGCTTACGGAGGGATGGCAAAATCACTGACGTACCTTGGGAATCCGCTTTTCCAGTTCACACTGCTTGGGATATCGGCGTGCGCGATAGTACTTCTATTATCTTCTTCCAAACCATCGGACAAACAATAAGAATAATTGATGAATATGAAAATTCCAAGGTGGGGCTCGAACATTATACCGATGTTTTGAAAAACAAGCCTTATCAATATGGCATTCATATAGCTCCTCATGATATTCGCGTCAGGGAATGGGGATCCGGAGTGACTCGTTATGAAAAAGCGCGTCAGCTAGGAATCAAGTTCACTATTTCTGATCAACTCGAGATCCCCGATGGAATTGAAGCAGTTCGATCTGCTTTTTCCAAAATTTGGATAGACCAACAGAAATGCACCGAATTAATAAAGGCTCTAGAAAACTACAGGCAAGAATATGATGTCAAGAAAAAGGTTTACATGCCCCGACCTTTACATGATTGGTCTTCCCATTTTTGCGATGCAATGAGATATCTGGCTGTTTCGTTGCCCAAAACCCAAGATGGTTTAAGTGCCTCGGATCTGGAACAACTTCATCATGAAGCTCATTTTGGATCTAACTCCAATCTTCCCTCCATTTTTCAAGATAATGTTTACGTAGGTAATTATTAATGAGCAAAGAAAAAAAGCCTCTAAACAAGCCTTTTAGAACCCCTGGGCAAAGAAAGAAATTTGCTGTATACGTCAAAGATCCTTCCACAGGAAAAGTAAAAACGGTAAGGTTTGGAGATCCTAATATGACCATCAAAAAAAATGAACCTTCTAGAAAAAAAAGCTATTGCGCTCGATCGGGAGGGATTAAGGGAAAAGATAGCAAACTTTCTCCTAACTATTGGTCTAGAAAGATGTGGGGATGTAAGTGACTCTTTTTCCTCAAATCAATACCGACTTTCTCCCTTATCAGACTGATCAAGATTTGACAGTGAAAGAAATGATGGAAAAGTATTATGCTCAAAGCATTACAATCAATCAAAGTTTTTGGTCGGAAGCTGATATAGATTCCCGTTTCCGTGCCGGCGATCAAACTCTTTGGAATGATATCTATGGCAATCTCCCTGCTTTTCGCCGGCGCGTTTTTAACTTCAATCGTATTCGTCGGGTATGCAATATGATTAGCGGCTATCAACGCAATCATCGTAAGTCTATCAAAGTCACTCCCATTGAAAACTCGGATGAGCACACAGCAGACCAATTCACTAAAGTTATAATGTGGGCTATGGAGTCTGATGGAGCTTTAGATACTATTTCCACAGCGTTTGATCAGACCTTGACAACCGGAATGAACTTGCTATCGGTTTGGATGGACTATCGAGATGATCCTATCAATGGCAATATTTGCTTGGATAACGTAGCTTATAATGCCTATCTAATCGACCCATTTTTCAAAAAACAAGACCTTTCAGACTGCAACTTCATTTGGACTCGAAAGTGGCTTACCAAACCTCAAATCAAATCGCTTCTGCCGGAAAGAAAATCTGAGATAGACAAATTATATGCGCGAGGTAATCGAGATGGAAAGTTCCAGTTTATGCCCGAAGCCTATAACTATGGAATGGAAGATCTACTGACTTATGATGAATTTTGGTATCGAGATTATCGGACTCAAAAACTCTTGGTGGATGTTCAAACGGGGGAAACGATGGAATGGAAAGGAATGAGTGAAGACTTAGACCTTTTCCTTCAAAGATTTCCTGAAATTACAACATTAGAAGTAGAAATTCCTACCTGTCGCTTGGCAATTGTTGTTCAGGGAGTTGTCATGTATGACGGTCCTAATCCGATGGGTATAGATAGTTATCCTTTTGTTCCTGTCCTTGGATATTATGACCCACAAATTCCTTATTTTCCTTATAGGATTCAAGGAGTGGTGCGCGGTCTGCGCGACTCACAATATCTTTACAACCGCCGAAAGGTGATTGAGCTAGACATTCTGGAGTCGCAAATTAACAGTGGGTTCATATACAAACCAGATTCTCTAGTTAATCCTAAAGATATTTACCTTCAAGGACAGGGACGAGGACTCGCGGTTAAACAAGATGCGCAAATGTCGGATGTTCAACCTATTCAGGCTCCATCAGTTCCACAGTCTATGATCGAACTTTCGAAGATATTGGGAGAAGAGATCCAGCAAATTTCGGGAGTCAATGAGGAGCTTTTAGGAAGTGCCCAAGATGATAAAGCGGGAATTTTATCCATGCTTAGACAAGGAGCGGGGCTTACTACTCTTCAAATCTTGTTTGATCAGTTAGACTATTCGCAAAAATTACTTGGTCGACTCTACATCGACCTGATACAAACCAATTTCTCTCCTGGAAAAATCCAGAGAATTATTAATGAGCAACCTTCTCTTCAGTTTTATTCGAAAGCCTTTGGGAAATTCGATGCAGCTGTAGAAGAAGGAATTAATACAACTACTCAAAAACAGATGCAATTTGCCCAACTTATGGAGCTTAGAGCAGCTGGGATTGAAGTACCTCAAGATCTTCTTATTCGGGCATCAACGCTTCAAAATAAACAAGAGCTCGTAGAAGCGATAGGCCAACAGCAACAGCAAGCACAGCAAATCTCTCAGCAGCAGATGCAACTAGCTTTTGCCGAAGAAGAAGCTAAAATTAAAGATCTTGAAGGACGAGCTCAAGCTAATGCAGGTCTAGCCCTAGAAAGAGCCTCAAGAGTTCAAGAAAATAGAGCTCTTGCCCAAGAAAGGCTGGCAGAAGCACAAAAAGATCGCGAACTCGGAGCTTATGAGCTTACAAAAGCTATGAAAGAGCTCGAAGGGATGGATATTGACCAAGTTCAAAAGTTATTGACTATGGTTCGAGCTCTCCAAGTGGTCGAGACTCCTCAAGAGAGAGAAGAAGAGGAGCAAGTAAAAACCCCCAATATTGAAGAATTGGCCGTCATGGCCCAAGGAGAAAAATAATGGCACGCAAAGAACATTTAGATGATGGTTTCATGGGAATGATCTCAGAAGATCACTCAGCGCCAGCTAATCTTCCTCAAGGTGTGGTACATAAATATTATCCAAAAAATGAATACCTCGATATGCATTACTTGGATGATACAATCGAAGGAATCGACGATAACATTGACGATTCTGTGAGAAAAACTGACCATCACCAATCTGACAGCATGTACTAATGGCTATGCCAAGGCCATCGGGCAAAGCCCAAGAAATTGCTGAAAACGTTATCCCAGGTTTAAATCGAAATAAACCTTCTTCTGGGCTTAAGAAAAAAAAAGTTAAGCCCTATGAAAAAGATGACGTCGAAATAAAAATTGTAGATATAAATGAAAATTTAGGAAGGTTACCCCATGAAAAGAAAAAAACAAGGATATGATGACAGACTAGATGAATCACTAGGAATGAGACATCGTGGTCCTCATAAACAGTCGATGAAAGATCGTCGTGATGAATCCAAAGGTGAAGAAAAACACCTCACAGGTCATGCTTATGCGGGAGATAAAGATATGGATAAATCCTATCATCACCACATGGCGCATGCGCATCATAAATATATGGCGCACAAGCATCGCAAAGCAATGCACAAACGCTAATTATTTGGGCTACTTCGGTAGCCCTTGGAGTTTTTATGCCATTTGTTTCAGAAGCCCAACGGCGTTATCTTTTTCTTAATCACCCTAAAATTGCCAAAAAATGGGCCGAACATACTCCTAAAGGAAAAAAACTTCCCAAAAAAGTTTCTTCTACAAGTTCTAAACCCAGGAAAAAAAATGTTCGGAAAAAAACATGAAGAAAATCTTTATTTTTTGAAGACGGGAAATTATTTAGTTCCATTTAGAGGGTATTTTAAGAATAAAAAAAAACTTTCTATTCAACTGCATGCGATCTTAGATGATTCGATTGATGCCCTGGTAAGTGAATGGGAAAAATCTCACAAAAAAAAGTGGGAAAAGAAAAAAGAAGACATCATTTCTACTTCAGATTTATGTCACTCGGTTCAAATAATTCGAATCAAAGAAAATTCTCCCAAAATTTATCGTTCATTTTTTGTGTTAAAATGATTTGGAAAAAACCCCCTCACATTGCAAATGAAGGGGATAAAATTCACGTCGTATTCAAATCGCATGAAGGATGGAAAGGAGAAAAAACAATATGTACCATTACTGTGAGTCCCAATCAACAATGGGATATAATTGAAAAATGGTGCTTTTTAGATGAATTAACAGAGTTTAAAACAAAAAAAATAAAGGAAAAAGCAGGATTAAAAAGAGTTTATGGATAAGTTTAGCACTCTTCTTATCTGGGTGCGATTATGAGATATGGGATCTTCACTTTGGACCAAGTCCAGGTGATGGTGCTGAAGAAATTAATATTGAGGATCACCATGAAAAAGAAGTTGAAAAAAACTATTACTAAACATCTTAAAGAAGATATCAAAGGTTTCGGCAAACAACGAAAGCATCTCAAAAAAGAGATGAAAGAAGACAAAGAATTAATTAAAAAAGTGAGTAAAACCAATGGCAAAAAAAATAACAGTTGCAAAGGGAGTTAAAATTCCACGTGGAAAAGAAGAAAAAATGAGAAAAAAACCGGGATCCAGTAATACAGGAAAATATAAAAACGTAGCGCCAAAAGACTTTGCAGGAAAGTCAGGTAAAAGCAGTAAATATTCGTATCCCATAAATACACTAGCAAGAGCCAAATCGGCTCTTAAACTGGCTCACAATGCGCCTGATCCTGCCGGTATTCGAAGAGCTGTGTATAAAAAATATCCAGAGCTTAAAAAAGACAAGAAAAAGTAGCATTTGGGATGGTATTATTCTATAATTACACCCGAAATGAGCGAGGTAGACATGACTTGGAGTGAATTTAATGCACTATTTATCACGCTTTTTATTGTTGGTTCTGGGATTTACTGGAACAAACGCGGTTTTTTCTTTGGGCTCTAATCTTCATGCATTTGCGCCTAAATTAGATTTTCATCTTAACGAAGAAAAACTTAAGGAAGACTATGAGAGGGCAGCTTGTGAAAAAGCAGAAGCTCGCAAATATGAGCAAGAACAAAAAGAGCGTCGAGAAAGAGAAGAAAGAGAAAAAAAGAGCGTGAAGAAAGGGCTCGAGAAGAACAGCGCAGAATAGAAGAAAGAGCTCGCGAACATCAAGAACGATATGAGGAAAATTTTCCTCGCTAGCTTATCCAGCGACTTCTTTCATTTCATAAAACTTAAGAATTTGAGACAGCTCTAATACCATTGTTTCTAGCTTTTTAATTCTTTCGTGCTGTTCATGATAACGGCGAAATATTCCACGGCGTAAATTATCCTGTTGAGTTTCTAAATCTAAAAGCATTTCCATTTCTGCACTTTTTTCCACTGATTGGTTTTCAAATAAATCAAGTTGTTTTTTCATTTTCTAATTCCTTTAAATATTTATACATTGTAACTTTTCCGATATCATACATTAAACAAATTTCGGATATAGATAAAGCTTTTTTATTATAAAGGTCACTCATTCTTTTCTTTTGTGAATTATTTAATTTTTTTGGTCTTCCAATTTTTTTTCCTTGTGCTTTTGCGGCTTCTAAGCCTTGTTGAATTCTTTCGAGATTTCTCATTCGCTCATTTTCGGCGATCATCGCCATAAAGTTAAAAATCATTCTTCCTTGGGCTGTTCTGGTATCAAAATCATATCCCAAAACGATTAGGTCGACCTCCTTTTTATGGAATTCATCTAAAAGGGTAGATAAATCTTTAGTAGATCGACCCAATCGATCGATGCCCGTAACTGAGACCGTATCACCGGCTCGAAGTTGTTGAAACATTTTTTCAAATTCTTTTTTTTGAGAATTGTAACCCGAAATTACATCAGAAAAAACTTTTTCACAGCCGCTTTTCTTGAGCAATGTAATTTGACTTTCTAGAGATTGTTTAGGCGTAGAAATACGAGCATAACCAAATTTCATAATCTAATGACATGTGCAAGAGGTTTCGCCATTTTCATATTTTTTTCCGCAGTAAGCACATACCCACCACCCCGTTGAATAGGGGTTAGGAACAAAAGATGAAGGCTTCGTAGTTTGAAAGTTCAAAGAGTGACAACTATAAAGAGAAAGTAACATTACAATAACAATGTGCATAAAAAATCCTTAATTAATACAGGGTAACGAGGGAAGTTCACACCAATGGGTTGGCTTCCATTTTTTTAAATGAGAGGTGAGATTTTTTCCCGTATAAGAATCGAACCAGCAATTTTTAACCCACTTTCCAACCAAAAAGAATTGTGGAGTAAAGGTTTTATCTCCCTTTCTCCAAACAAAATGAGTTAAAATCACATCCTCACTTTCTGGAGGAGGAAATCGCTTAATACTTATCCAAGTCATTCATAGTTCCTAAATGGTGAAGGGTTAAGAATAAATAAACTTGACTTTCTGATCAACCTTTGTGTACTGTAGAGGACCTTTTTAAGAAAATTTCCCTATATTGGAACCAGTTTATTTTTGGGTGATTTATGAAAAAACTTTTAAAGGTGGATGTGTGGGGAGGATATTTATATTTTTCTGGAAAGCCTTCCTATCATTATTCCATTATTTCCTTAAACTCGGGAATGTCTTTCATAAAAGATGACAATAAGGATTTTTATTTCAAAGCTGGATTAAAATTAAAAAATATTTATTCTAAAAAAGATCTTAATTATAAAAGTAGTCGATTTTTGATGTTCCCTCAAGTGGGATTGGGATTGAAAACCTCGAAAAACACACGTAGTGAAATCTTTTACCATCCTGTTATTTTAACTGGAGGAAAAGCTTATAAAGATCATTCAGTGTATTTTCGATTTCTATTTCACTTATGAAATTCGAATGTCCCTCCTGCTTTATGCGGTGGAATGATCATCGCATTCCCCTGGATGAGTTTCATTCTACAGTCTGTTATTTTTGCGCCAAAGGTCCTTCGGAAAAAGAATTGATTGAATGGCAAATTTCTCAAATAAATAATATCGAGACAGAAAAGCTCAAGTACGTTATTAAAAATTTGTATAGGTCCTTAACCTTACAGATATCTCTTTTAGAGGAACGTATTAATGAGCACTATACTCCCTCAGAGACGGAAAAGAAAAACCCGTCTTCCTAGAAATTACGAAGAAGCCAATACATTTGTTTACAAGCATGCTGTTTTTAATGAACACGGTTGGGCGGATGCAAATGATTATAAACCAATTCCCTATGACATTCTCTATCTTAAAACCTCTACGGGAAAAGTAGTTAAGGGATGGTGGGCCGAATTCTTTTTTGACGGTCTACGACTTAAGAAAGAGGACGTTGTTGTGAAATGGAGAAGATGTGCATCTCAATGGGGATGGGATGACTGAAAATGTAGGAAAATATTCTTATGAGCTTCAGCAAAAAGATGAAAAGATTAATCCGATCGAGCTTCAACAAGCTGTGCATGAAGGTAATGAATCGGAAGATTCTTATGAAAATCAAGTTAGACTAGCGGTTGAAAGGGGAGAAAAAGACTTTGATGGGGATTTTTATGTAGTCGTACTCTTTAAAAAAGAAAGACTTATGGTAAATGTTGTTCGGCAATATTTCTTTCCTAGGAAAACCTGTCCTCGCCCTGAATATGACCAAGTTGTTTATCGCTATTATAGAAATTCCCATTCTTTAAAATTTTTATGGGTTATTCCCGACAAAGAAACATGTGAAGTTCTTCCTTTGCATAAGCATTTGCTCCCAGAAGAGCAAAAAGAGTTTCTCAAATATGTTTTAGATTTTAACTCGGGCAAACTAGATGAATTGGCCGATAAATTAAATTTAGAAAAAACTGCTTAATTCCCTTTGAAAAAAAATCATTTTAAATTTATGAAAAAACTAATCCATCTTATCGCTGCCCACGTAACGGGTGGTGGGTTAAAGGCGTAACGCGCACCGCCGGCGCACAAGGAGTTTTATGGCAACAGAAACAGAGAACGTAGCAGAAGAAATTCAAAATGAGGAAATCGTTCAGCCTCCTAAAGAAGAAGTGGAAGAAGGCCAACAAAATCTCCAAGAGTCTTCCGAAGAAGTTAAAGATAAAGAATATAATTTTCAAAAACTTCGGGAGAAAAGTCGACAAGTTGAAGAAGAAAGAGACTACTATAAAAAACAAATAGAGGAAATTGTCCGAGCTTCTCAATCGCGCGAAGAGCCTCAAGAGGAAACTTCCACTGTGGGAGATGAGGACCTTATAGAAGGACGCCAATACAAAGCCTTAGAAACTCAAGTGCGAGAGTTAAAAAAACATATAACTCAAAAAGAACTCGAAACCATTCCTGAACGGTTAAAAAGTCGATTTTCTGATTTTGATGATGTCGTCACAAAAGAGAATATTGAAAAACTGAAAACTACGGAGCCCGAGCTTTACCAATCGATAACTTCAGGAAATGATCTTTTTGCGAAAGGTATTTCAGCCTATAAAACCTTAAAAGGATTAGGTTTGTATAAATCCCCCCAAAATTTCGATAAAGAAAAAGAAGTTGTCAAAAGCAACCATTCAAAACCGATGAGCGTCCAAGCTGTTAAAGGCCAAGGAGCTCTTCATGAAGCTAATGTTTTCGCTCAAGGATTAACTCCTGATTTGAAAAAGCAGCTTCAAAAGGAAATGGAAGACGCTCGTAAAGCTCTGTAAATGAGAAAAGGAAAAACATGACAACTACAACCACGGTTCTACCGGCACCGGTTAAAGCTTAATTGAGCTGGTGTAAAACTTGAGGTGATTACTTGGGAAGCCTAAACATAAATTCAGATGTTAGTTATACTGAATGCAGTACAACAAAGGATGGTTTATGCATGGTAACCAGAGGCAAACGCTTCTTTCATATGCAGCAGGAATTTTTGATGCTGATGGATGTTTTATGATAACTAAACACAAAAGAGATAGATTTTCTCCAACTTATCTTCCTTCTATGAAAATAGCAATGGTAGAAAAAGAAGCTATTCTTTCTCTTGTTGAAGATTTAGGTTATGGAACAATTTTGAAAGAAGGCGCTCGAAAAAGTCGTCCAACTTCTAAAGATATGTACATTTGGTATCTGAGAAGCAAAGGAGTCATTCAGAAATTTTTAGAAGAATTGATTCCCTACTTAAAGATTAAAAGGGATCGAGCACAATTTTTACTTGATTATTGCAATAAAGTAAAAGATTGTCCGAGCCCAACTTTAGGATTAGATGATGAAGAGCTAGTATTCAGAGAGGAGTCTTATAAAAATATGAGAAAGCTCAATGGATATAAAGTAGCCGCAACGACTGAGTCCTCAGGACCCGAGAGGGTAAGCGACAGTCTAGCCTCATAGGAAACTATGAGAGGGAGATCCGAAGAGGTTTCCCCGCCAGAAATGGTCAGTAGGGCGATATGGTTGCCCGAAAGTAATAGTGAGTCAGCAGTCATTTAGTTATAAATTACTGTCAGTGCCAGTACCATATATGATCCACAACATTCCCGCGATGCTTAAAAACATGCCAAGGAATGGTGGTACCACTCTTCGTATGAGACGATATAATCCTCTTAATACGGCGACGGTGCCTTTAGGAAATTCTGGGGTGACTCCCCCTCCGCAACAACTAACAGCAGTTAATATTGATGCCGAGCTGGATTTCTATGGAACTTATATCATTTTGAACGAGCAAGTTACTCTTCAAAACCAAGATCCTGTACTAAATGAAGCAGCTCAACGTTTGGGTGTGTCTCTTCGACAGACAGAAGACGAACTCACTCGAAACATGCTCGCATCAACAGCATCGTTTATCAACTGTGTGGGCGGTACTAACGGTGACAATCCTACGGAAATTACTCGGAGTGATGTCGATGTAATTATTCGTACACTCGCCGATAACAATGCTTACACGATTGCAGATAATATTGAAGGTGAAGATCGATTTGGAACAGCTCCCGTAAGAGATGCTTATTTTGCTTTAGGTTCTACCCAACTTATTGGGGATCTAGAACAAGTAAACGGGTTCATTGCAAAAGCTCAATATCCCAGTCAAATGAGCACTCTTCGTCCTGAATGGGGGAGTGTTTCCAACTTACGATTCCTTTTATCTTCAATTGGATCGATTACACCTTCAGGTTCTAATAATGGCAATGATGTTTACAACATTTTCTGTGTTGGAATGGAAGCCTATGCTGTTGTAGAACAAGATGGGTATAGTTCGCAATTTATTTATCGTCCTCCTATTTATGATGGACCTCTCGCTCTCAATGCAAGTGTGGGATATAAATTTGCGCAAACACCACGTATCACTAACGATGCATGGGTCCTCAATTTAAGAGCAACCCTAAGCGTATAAGGAGGAAAACATGACATCAACAG